CGAGGTAGTGCACACGTGGCGCAGTCAACCCGACCTCAGTCCCGATCGCGGCGTAACTCATCCCGGTGGCGTGCATGTCACGCAAGATCCTGGCCCTCCGCTGCGACATCTGGTTCGCTGCTGCACGGAACATCGACTCGTACTCAGTGGCTGCTCTGAACGATCGAGCGGTACTCACTTTGGTGTCGTCGCGGCATAGCTCGACGAGTTCGTCGACGGTCAACTGTTTACTACCAGTGGTCATCGGCGTATACTACCACTATACGAAGGAGGCGGGCTTGTACGCCACACTGAAAGAAATCAAGGAAACGGAACCGACAGCGATCTCCGCTAACCAGATCTGTGTCATCGCTGACGTCACATACCGCCAGATTGACTACTGGGTCCGCAAAGGACTCATCACAGCATCGATCCAGGACGCAACCGGATCTGGGTCGTCGAGAGTGTTCTCAGTGGATGACCTCACTGTCGTGATTATCATCAAATCGTTACTCGATGCAGGGTTCACACACGAATTCATCCGTGACGTCGTCGCGCGCCGAAACGTCTGATGGGATTCGTCAGTCTCACCTTACCGGAACAATACGCGGGACTGTTCGAATACGTCGAACGGCCACCGTGTGAATCAGGGTGCGACATTGTCATCGAATGGGCATGGGTGTTCTGCCCGTACTGTGGGACGACACTGTCCACTGAGTGAGACTAAACTCGGTGCATGGCTACTAACCCTGTCGTCGGCGTCACTGCCGTAATCACCTGCACATACACGGACGAGACTGGGGCACTTGTCAACCCTGCCACACAGGACAGTGCGTATCAAAGACCCAGAACGGTGTAGTGACGACACCGGCCCTCACATTCGTGTCACTCGGGGTCTACACGGCACCGTATCCGGTCACTGTCGAAGGGTTACACCGTGGGCAGTGTGAGGGAACTACCCCGAACATCATCGACAAGTTCACGTTCTGTGCCGACGCATCGGACGTGACCTGATGCCATTCCCCTGCGCGCCGTGGATCACTGAGCAGGACCTCGCAGACTGCGGCTGCCCTGACGCGTCCACATCCCAAATCGACGCTGCGATCATCGAAGCACAATCAGTGCTGTACGCTGCGACAGGACACCGGTTCACCGGCTCCACATGCACTACTGTGCTGCGACCGTACCGGGCGACACCACACTGTAGCCACACGGACTGCATGTCAGAGACTGTCGTCACCCTCCCATACACACCGATCAACACCGTCACCGAAGTCAAGATTGACGGTGCCGTGTTCACAGGATACCGACTCGACAAACCCGACATGCTGCGCCGTACCGACAATTCAGTGTGGCCATTCCATCAGAATCTCCTCGCCGACTCCGCGACCGAAACCAACACGTGGCAAATCTCATACATATACGGGACCGATCCGCCAGCGGAGTTGAAAACCGCGGCAGCTGTACTCGCCACCGAATTAGTGAAGGCATGCACCGCGGACAAGACGTGCCGTATCCCAGCTGGGGCAGTCACCGTGTCTAGGCGTGGAATCTCCTACAACATTGACGTCGGGGAAGGCAAAACAGGGATCTACGAAGTCGACTTGATCGTTTCGGCGTTGAACCCTAAGCGGCGGCGCCGGCAGGCCCGCATCACAGCCACAGACGACACCCAGTTCATCCGAGTCGGGTAATGGCTAACCTTGACCCGCTCAGGTTACGGATCAGGAAACGCATCAACACAGCTGTCACTCGGGCTGCCCCGAAACTACAGAAGGCGTTGAAAGAATCAGCGTTGAAAGACACCGGCGCTATGGCACAGATGACTACCGTATCTGGACTGAAAACGACATCAGTCGGTCCAGCTGTCGAGGTCAGAGTCGCGGTCCCATACGCCACGTTCACGATACCGCCTGGGACACCGCCACATGTTATTAGGCCGGTGCGGGCGAAAGCGCTCTCATTCTTCTGGCCCGTCGCAGGCAAAGTCGTGTTCTTCCAGAAAGTCAACCATCCAGGTTTCGCAGGGTCACCCTGGTACGATGATGTCGTGAAGACGTGGCCGGAAATGGTCGAAAGTGAGCTACCGAACCGATGACTGACCCGACCGTGCTCCACACAGCCGCCCAGAGTATCCTCACAGCCCTCGAAGCTGGCGCCCTCGACACCGCATGGGAACCACAAGGGTGTGTCACATTCGGTGAACCCGCATACGACTGTGACAGTATCTACGTGTGGGTCGAGAGCCTCGACGCTGAAACCGAGGCACAATGCCACATCGCTACCAGGGTCACATTCCGGTACGCGCTCGGGATCTGCATCGGAGGCGAACGCGAAGAAGACTGCACGTTTTGGGAGACAGAAACCCCTACCGCGTCTGACAAAGTGTGGGCCACGTGGGTGGGTCTCGTCGACGCCTGGGTCACTGGCACCTTATGTGCGGTGCCATGTACAGATATCCGTGCCGGGTCACCGTTGCAGATACTCACCAACGACGGCGGCGTCGCAGTGTGGTCCGGGACTGTTACTGTTACGCTATCCCCAGTTAACCTCTGATTATGAGAAGCTCAGCAGAGCGAAAGAAGGACTCTCATGGCTGAACCGATCCGGTTCAACATCGACGGCACGATCGACATCGTGTTCGACGACACAACCACTATCCACATCAAATGCCCACGGCTACGCGACTACCGGCTACTCCGCAACGACATCAACGAACGACTCGCTGGCATTTTGGAGCAACGCAAGAAGGTTATCACTGGTGACGCATCTACCGACGAGCAAAGCGACTTCCTAGCATCCCATGATGTCATGGTCACTGGCTGGATCGAACTGGTCCTTGACACGATGGTGCCAGACGACTCGGTACCTGACGTCGATGACTGGCCCGCGTGGCTGTCAAACTCGACACTGCCAGCGAAGTTCATGTCCCATTGGCAGACTGCCCCTTTCGTCTCTGGGAACTGACCGGCGACGGTGGCAGCGAACGGGAGCAGTTCCTCCAAAAAGCTAGGCCGGAGATCGCTGTCAACGTCGGCGACTTCGAAGCAATCACGATCTACCGTGCAATCACACTCGCCGGATACAGGATGTCATACAGTGACGCCCTGGACCTCATGGTGTGGGAGATCGCGGTGATGCTCGGCAAAGCTGACAGTGATAAACCAGACAAGGACGACGGCATTGATGAGATGCTTAAAGCGATGCAGCCGAGGACACCGTCACCGGACCGCAAAGGCTAACATCGTAGTGGCAACAGAAGGCGGCAGCTATCGCTGAGATCCGTGACAACCTGATCATCGACATCGATAAAGCTCTCGCGTCTGTCGACGAGCTAGAGGTAGCGTTAAACCGTGCCCTCACCGATATCGCCGTCAACGTCGACACGAGTGCCGCCCAAACACAGCTCGACAATCTCGATGCTTCAGTTCCTGTCAATGTTGACACTATTGGGGTCGACGAGTTGGAGACGTCTCTGGCTGCGTCTCGTGACGCGGCAGCAGCAGTCGAGGCAGAGACCACACAGATCGCTGGCGGTATCGTCGATTCTGCTGCCGCCGCGAAGACACTCGATTCGAACATCCGCGGTGCCGCTGACTCAGCATCCAAGGTTAAAGATTCCGCCCTGCCATTGAAGCCGTCTTACGACAGTGCAGCCCAGAGCGTCGGACGGTTAGAGACCGCGATGAAAAAGCTCGCGATTGTATCCGCGGTCGCTTTCGCAGGCAAGCAACTATTTGACGTCGGGAAAGCCTACATCGATTTGGCTGGCACACTCGAGTCGGCGACGAACCGTGTCAAAGTCACGTTCGGTGAGTTCGCCACAGACGTCCTCGAGTTCGGTCGTGGGGCACCTGCCGCGCTCGGGTTGACTGAGGCAGCTGCGTTAGAATCAGCTGCCTCATTCGGTGCATTGTTCCAACGGTTCGGCGAAGGTGAAGCGCAGGCGTCTGCTCTCGGCGTCGAGTTAGCTGGTCTCGCTGCAGATGTCGCGTCGCTCTACGGCGCGGATCAGGAAGCTGTCGCATCCGCGTTCCTTCGAGGCCTCGAAGGAAGCGGACGCGACATCCAGGAATTCGGGGTGTCGATCAGTCAAGCAGCTACAGACGCCGAAGTACTCCGTTTGGGGCTTGCTGACACGAGTGGCGAAATCTCGGAGGCTGCTGAGGTGATGGCCAACTACTCCATCATCGTAGAGCAGGCCGGGAGAGCACAAGGCGATTTCGCGGCGAATGTGGATTCGGTTATCAATTCGCAGCGCCGCCAGTCAGCAGAATTCGACCAAGCGAAAACTAAGCTCGGTGAGGCACTGATCCCCGTGTTTGACGTGTTCATTGATGTGATGCCAGCATTCGTTGACGCGTTGACTGCTGCCACTCCGGCATTGTCGGCGCTTGCGTTGACGCTCGGTGAAGTCTCTGGACCGGCAGAGGCTGTTGCCCGTCGACTCCCGACTTTGGTTGTGTCAGCTCTCGATGTGGCTGGCGCGTTCGTCAATCTTGGGTCTGCCGCTGTGAATCTTGGCCAGGCACAGATGTCACTCCTCAGGTTTGACCTTGTTGGGCTTTCTGAGAACCTTAAGGACACGTCGCGTGCGTCGCAAAACTTTTTCGGCACGTTCGTTGGCGCGGACACGTTGTTGCGTGACTTCACCCGCCAAATCGCTGACGGTGCCCCAGAGCTCGAATTGTTTGCGTCAGCGATGCTACAACTCGCTGATGGAGGCGATTTGACTGTTGAACGCCTACGCGAGTTCTCGACACTATCCGGTCTCGGCCCAGAGGCGTTGGCAGCCGGGTTGCTCGCAGTCATCGAAACAGGCGGTGTCGCAGGCGACCAGATGGCGATCCTCATTGACGAGTTCCTCAGATTCGCTGAGGCCGGCGTCGGCGCTGAAGAGACACTCAGAAACTTTGTCAGGATACTTTCTGATGCCGGCATCATTACTCTATTTGGCCAGTTCACGGACATCCTCGGAGAGATGCGTGGCGCCATCATCCTCGACCGGGCACGTGCAGGCCTCGCCGACACAATCGGTGACATCACAGAAGCTACCGGCCAGGGCCGTCAACCAGTCGAACTGTTCACCACAGACTTACAGACACTCGTCGGTGCGATGGAAGCCGGTGCAACGTTCGAAGAATTCGTGCAAGGGCTACGGGATGTCCAAGACGGGGCAAGTGGCACAGGTGACACACTCGCTGACACTGGTGACTGCATTCCTCACGATGGCAGCCGATGTGATCTCCGCGTCACAAGACATTGACGGCCTGTCATCGTCGTTTGTTGGTGTCGTCGACGGGTTGCAAGAAGTCGCTGAACATGCCCACCAGGCGGGGACACAGATCAACGTCACTGCCGGCGATTTTGTGAAAAACATTGAAGACCAAGTCAAACAATTAGAGGAATTCCAAGGCAGGTTGACTCTTCTCGCAATCGATTTCCCGAACCTCGCTGAACAACTATTCTCGCAGGGCCCTGAGGTGACGGAGATCGCTAAGGACTTCCTCTCTGACCCTATCTTGGCGCAACGTGCCGAAGACTGTTGCAGGGGAAGGGCACTGAGGTCGGTGATGAGTACGCGGCCCAGATCGCTACCGCGTTAGAGGGGTTCGATTTCTTTTCTCCTGCTGGTCAGGCTGTCCTGAATTTCACAGCTGAGCTGAACTCGCCGCAAAACATTGCGGCTGTGTCGAACGCGTTCAATGATCTTCTCGCGTCAGCGTTGGTGGATGTGAACGCAAATTTCGGGACTCTCAACATCGAGATGCCACGACGTGGCGGGTTCAATGGTGGTCAGATCCGACCTGCTGATGACACAGGTACGAGCACCACGACAGTGATAATCAACAACCCGACGACATTGGACCTCATCCCGTCGGCGCGGCAGGCTGGTGCGATCATCGACTCGACCCGGACTCTAGGTAGAGGATTCATAGGACAATGACGTATCTGACTTCTTGCGCCCGTTTACGCCTCGGCGGCACCGTCTCCGGGTCAACGATTACTGGTGGCACCGTCATCGAGTCTGGTGGCATCGCACTCGTATCATGGGACGGGCTACTCGGCAGCCTCGGACGTGACGGAACTGATCAGAAACTCATCGGCACCGACGGCGACTACCGGCAATCAGGGAAACCGTACCAGTCACGCCTCATCACATTGGGTCTCATCGCCTATGACCGTGACGCCACCGGGAGCCTCATCACGACACGACGCGAACACCTCGAAACTAACCTCGACACACTCCTCGGGTTACTCGACGGGAACGAAGAGACAGTAATCTTGGAACGTGACATGGCTGACGGCACCACGAGGTGGATCGAACTCGAAGCATTACAAGGCGCCAGCATGGTACGTGGCCAAATCTTCGGCACCAGTCACTCCGGATACCAGCTGACGCAATTCGTGAAAGCCGCGTACCCGTTCTGGCAATCAGAGACCGAGAAGACGCAAGCAGTCGCCGGTGCTCAGGCAATCGTGAACGCTGGGAATGCCCGCATCTCCAACATGAAACTCTCATATGCCGGTGACTCGATACTGACACACGTCGACACAGGTGACACGCTGACGATTACAGGGGTCTACTGTGCCTCCTGTCGTCATCGATGTGAAGGCACGCACCATCGTGGAGAACAGTGTCAACGCCGACAACCTGCTCGGTGCACCAGATCAGGACTACTGGATGCGTTGGGGTGCCGGCACAATCAACCTGAATGTGTCCGCGGCGACAGTCACCGTCACGTGGCGAGACCACTGGCTATGAGCAACCACCTGCGTTACGAAGCATGGACATTGCCAGGGTCATCCCCATTCGAGAAGATCGTCGCGGATCTCCAACCAATCTCAGCGACCGGACGGATGCCCGTCAACCCGGTCGGTGAAGGAACAGTCACGATCGCACGTGACAATCCCCGCATCAATGACATCGTCACAGTCGATTCCGTCACCCCAGGCAACGACGAATTGACACTGATCCGTGCCTGGCGCGGAACCAGCCTGATCCATGAATGGCTCCTCGAAAACACACCAGACGAACTCGACGACAAATCAGCTATCCGGCTATCCGGTCGCAACATCGAAGCGATCCTCGACTACGAACACGTCGAAGCGTACGACTGGGACGGCACCGCGTCATTCCAAACGAAATTCCCGGACTGGGTATGGGGTGGCCGCAACATCTTATCCAACCCAGGGATGGAGAACAGTCGCCTCATCACAGAGAAATACAACGTGTCACATGACGGCACCGGCGGCACCTTCACCCTGACTGTCATGGCGCAAACCACTGCAGCGATCGCGTGGAACGCCACAGCCATCCAAGTCGAGGACGCACTCGAGCTGCTATCCACAGTCACCGACGCACTGGTATCCGGTACCGGAACTACAGCCGATCCGTGGCAAATCGAATACGCCGACCCGGGCATCATCGACCCTGACATGACCGGCGACGGTGCACTCCTAACTGGTATCACTGACGGACTCGTCCTCGAGCAGATCAGAGACGGCCGGCTAGACCCGACACCGTGGACAATGTCACAGCAAGCAGCACGGGGAACACAGCAAATCTACGGCCGGTACGCGTCAAATAACGGATTCGAAGTCGTTACGTCACCAGTACTGTCAGGCACGTATGCGTTGACAGTGAACGGGTTGACGCCTACAGGTGCAGACGAGACAAAATATCCAGGATTCCAACAAATTGTGCGAGTGAAACCAGGTGGCACCTACCAGGTCAAGGTACCGATGTGGCATTTCGGTGGCGATCCGTGGCGCATCGTTGTCAGGACTCGGCAAGGTGAGCTGATTGCGTCATCGACATGGCCAGCATCGTCGACAGCTGCACCTGGTGCGTGGGACTCGTCAACGTGGGTCATCACAGATGTAGTGATCCCTGACGACGTCACCGAGGTCATTTTCCGTGGCGCATATGTCGGTGCTGGGAACCCGGACCCGATCTACGTCGAAGACATCGAAATGAATGAAGGACTCGCCGCGACAACGATCGGTGACATGATCCTCCAACTCTTCGCGGACGCGCAAACTAATCACGCGCCAGCACGGGCAGCGTTGACGTTCATCACCCCGACATTCACCGCCGTCTTGGATTCGGCTGGGAACGCATGGGACAAATCTGATCAGTCTCTCCGCATCAAACGCGGCCAGTCATATCTGCGGGTGATGCGGGCAGTTGAACGCCTCGGCTACCAGTGGAAACTCTCCCCAACTAGCCCAACATCCGGTGTCTGGAACCTCGACATCTATAACCCAGGTGGCATGGGTACAGACCGCACAGGGTCTATTTCACCAGCACTCATCCCCGGGCAGGGCATTATTGGTGGCCCCGTCTCGAAGCAGCCACCGGCCGCGAACGTCGTCATGTTCGAGGGTGCAGCCGGTTACACGGCACGCGCTGAGAACACAGCATCAGTAGCCGCGATCGGTAGGCGCACAAAATACGTTGCAGATAAACAGTTGGAGGACGCCGCCGGTGTCACCAAAGCAGCAAACGAACTCCTATCCGACTACATGGATCGACGTCTCTCAGCGACGTTCCAGATCGTGGAACCAGACACTGGGCAGTGGCCGGCACCACTCTCGGATTACATGCTCAGCGACACAGTCAATGTGGCACTCGCGGACGGGTCCACGAAGGTTCCGAGGACGATCGACGCAGTCGGATACTTGGATGAGGCAGATCTGGTGTGGACAGTGTCTACCGGTGATGAGCAGTCAGCGTTCACAGGGAAAGGATCTACCGGCAGTGTAGGTGTTGGAGGTGCAACGAGTGCGCAAGATGTCGGCCAGTTAGGTCTCGCGGTCAATGAGCTCCTATCTGAGTTCCGAGGCATCGACGATATCGAGCAGGCGACTGGTGACGGACTCCTCCCAGGAGGCGGCACTGGTCTGATCCCGACAGTTCTTGTCGCTGCATCGGACGCACGGCAGGAGGTACGTAACATCGCTGACTACATCTGTGACGGTGTCGATGACTTGGACACGATTATTGAAGCGACTCAGCGGATCACAGACGATTACTCGTCGGGCAGGCTCGTACTCTCAGAAGGCACATTCACGCACCAGACAACTGGGGCGGTGTGGACTATCCCATCAGATGTTATGGCGACAGGACTCGGACGGGGTGTCACCATCATCCAATATGACAACGGGATCACGATCACGATTGTTGTGAACGGTGAAGCCCGTGACTTCAGTGTCACTGAAGGGTTCGGTGGCTAATGGGGTGCATCCTTACTGTTAACGCGAATGGTCACATCAACCAGGTCGATGTTTCGTCAAGTGGTGGTACGACAACTATCGGGGACGACACCCAGGTTCGGGATCTGCGCATCACACGAGCTGGACCGATCGCCATATCAGGCGACGACGTCGACATTGATACGTTGCATGTCCCGACAGTGAACTCGTCGTCGATAACAGGGACATCGGTCGTCACAGTCACAGGTATCGCGCCACGTATCCACCGGCTCGTCATCGGAGCTGCCGCGACGAATAAGGATGCTATCAGAGTCACGTCAACGAAATTCGTGTTCACAGAATTCGATGTCACGTCACACAGGCACGGCATCGTCATCGACGGCACGGCAGTCGCAGCGGACGGCACCGAAGGTATCGTCGATAACTACCGTCACCGGGCGTCACCAGCTGTGACGAACACGTACGACGCATTGAACCTGATCGACGCTGACAGCAACACGTTCGGTGCCATCACAGCATATTCGGCGACAGCGAACAAGGCACGTCACGTGATCTATCTCGACGCGAACTCGTCAGGGAACCGCATCGGGACCATCGTCACAGACTCCGCGTCAGATGCCGTAAATGATCTTGGGTCAGGTAACCGTGACGTCATGGAAACCGTCCACATGTTCACTGAACATGCAGGGGTCTTGACTGTTGCCAGCTGGGGTTCAACGCTTCCGTATGCCCTACGACGGGACAATCTCTGCTGCATCGGCTGTCGTCAACACTGCACCAACCGGCACTACTGTCATCGTCGATGTGAACCTGAACGGCACCACGATCTACACCACGCAAGCGAATAGGCCAACTGTCGCTATCGGTGGGAACGATTCAGGGGAAACAGTGCCCGACGTGACC